TTGATGCCTTGAATTTAATTGATAAACTCCGTGACCGTGTCAAAGAGTTATCACTCCGTACCTTAATTCAGGTAACAAAAATCCGTAAGAGTGCAGGTAGCAATTGGGCTAACCTTGCTGAATATTCAATTTGTGGGTAATAATATGATCAGACAATTTGACAACTTAGAGGTTGTAGCGATTCAAGAGATAAAGAAAAGAATTAGGAACGGAGTATCAAAGGCTTTGATGCCTATTGAACATAAACTTCGTTCCCATATAATTAATACCTGTATTGTAACTGGTGGTTGTAGTTCTTCCTTATATTTTAATCAAGAGCCTAATGATTGGGATTTGTTATTCAAAGATGAAGTGTCAGCCAGGTCATTTAAGTCATACATTGATGCTAATAAAGATGATGTAATTTCATTGGAAGAATATCAAGGTCAAGTTGGTAATAAATTAATCACAGCCAATGCCGTGACCTTAAAGAATAAGGTACAAGTGATTGATTGGAAGTGGAAAAGAAATAATTTTGATTTTATTCATTGTATGCCTTGGTATGACCTGCAAGAGGACAAGTATCATATTGCTGCAGAGCAGTATGATGCCATTAAAAATAAGCAATTGATTTTGAGAGATCCGGACACATATGTACCTAATGATAGAAGGTTGAAGAAGTGGTTGGACCGTGGATTTACCATAGATTTTAAAGTGGATGAATTAGTATGAGTATAATTAATGATATCGTATACGATTTGGCCACCAGGCTAATGTTATTGGTGCTTGGTGTCTTAATATCAATAGTCGGTTTCTTTTCGCCTGGTATCTGTATTGGTGCATTAGCGAAAGTAACTATAGTAGCAAAAGAAAGGGAATAAAATGACAAAAGGTTTTTGGACAAATTGGGATGAGGACGAGGTAAACGAAATGCAAGCAGAATTGGCAACAATAGAACACTTAGAACACTTGAAATATGAGGTCGGACACCTTAAGACTTTGGTTAGAGATACAAGTACAGGACATATAAAGACAGCCATTGGTGTACTAGAAGATCGTATCAAAGAGTTGACACCTAAACCACAACCAAAGCGTATATTTGAGGTTGAAATCAGCAAGATTGATAGTTATGCTTATAATAAGCCACATAAAAAACAGTTTGAAAGTGCTGATGAGGCATGGAAATTCTATGATGAATTGTTAAAAGCTCCATATTGGTCGGCAAAAGAACCTGTTACAATTAGGAAATAATATGAAATTAATTGGAGTTATTGTACTATGTTCTTTAGTCTCAATAGGTTTTATTGCATTTTATATGTATTGTTTTAACTATGCGGCTACAACAGAACAAAATAAATACCATTGTATCAATAACTTAATGTATAAACAAATTAATGACAATACATTAGAGTTATTGAATAGGAGTTGCGTAGTTATAGACAAGGACTAAAATGATTAGACAGATTACCACATATGACGGCAATACGGTACGTTCCCGTGACCCATACGATACTAGAATGTATACACAGGTTAAGCTTGGTAAATTGTATGAGTGTACAAAGTGTGGTAGTTATTTCACAAAGGTTGAGGACCATATATGTCCCAGTACCCAATCAGAAACTGTAGAATAAAGGAGAATGGCATGAAAAAAATAGTGTTTCTATTATTGTTGGCTGCCACAATGACCGCCAATGCACAATATCGTCACGGTTGTTGCTATCGTGGAGGTTACGGACTAGGTTGGGTGGCACCTGCCGTGGTGGGTGGTGTAATCGGTTATGAATTGGCACGACCAAACCAAACGGTTATTGTCCAACAACCTGTACCACTACCACCACCTCCAGAATCCTATGTTTATCCGCCACCTGCTAACTTCCACTATGTTACAGCATATGATCCTACCTGTAACTGTTACAAGTCCGTCCTGGTACCAAATTAATTGTTGTATTTTGGCACCGATGGTTGCCAAATACCAGAAAGTATGGTACAATTGAGTTATCGAATTATGGAGTTTTTATTATGAGTTTTAATCGAAATGCACAGGCATTTATCGTAGCGGCTGAGAACAAATTTGGTATTGGTGCTACTCTCACACGGGATGACATCAATAGAGTTGTGAAAGAAGATAACGTACCATTTCCTTACTGGTTCACCAACAAGAATGAATACAGAGTTGGCCGTGGTTCGTATAGATTACCTGAATTGGATAATAGCGTGAATACTGTAGAAGATAATAGTGTGGATACTGTTGAAATGGCATTACATAGTACTGCTCAAGTACTTACATTCAAACAACCTAAGTTGATTGATGAATCAGATCCATCCATACCAGAGAAATTCCCTGATTATGTGCCGTTTGGTTTTTTCAAAGACTTAACAAGTATCGTTAAAGCAAAGTCCTTTTATCCAGTATTCATTACAGGACTTTCAGGTAATGGTAAAACTTTGATGGTTGAGCAAGTATGTGCAGAATTGAAAAGAGAGTGTATCCGTGTTAACATATCTATTGAGACAGACGAATCCGATTTACTTGGCGGCCCTACTTTGGTTAATGGTAACGTTGTTAATCGTGATGGTCCTGTTATCACAGCTATGAAACGTGGTGCGGTTCTATTGATTGACGAAGTAGACCGTGGTTCTAATAAGTTGATGTGTTTGCAGGGTATTCTAGAAGGTAAACCATATTACAACAAAAAGAATGGCGAGTTGGTTCATCCTAAAGAAGGTTTCACCGTGATTGCTACTGCTAACACCAAAGGGCAAGGCAGTGATGAAGGTAGATTCCTTGCACAGATTCTAGACTCTGCTTTCTTAGAAAGATTTGTTATCACCGTTGAACAGGAATTTCCTGACAAGAAAGTTGAGAAGAAAATCCTCACACCGTTGATTAATGATGCTGAGTTTGTAGATTGCTTGACCAATTGGGCTGATGTGGTTCGCCAAACCTTTAAACAAGGTGCTATTGACGAGATTATATCTACCCGTAGATTGGTTCATATAGCAAAGACTTTCACTATTTTCAAAGATAGAATGAAAGCAATTGAATTGTGTGTTTCTAGATTTGATGAAGAAACCAAGACGGCATTTCTTGACCTGTATAGCAAGATTGACGTTAAAGTTGAGGCACCAGTCGTTGAAGCCGCAAGACCTGTGAGTATGGATGAAATTCCATTTTAATTTGTAATTAGGAGTATATTATGACAGTAGTACGTAAAGGCAAACAAAACCGCCACGAGAAAATCACCCAAGTAATGTTGAGTGGTAAACCAGTAACCATTGACGAGATTAAATCCGTTTTTAGTGGTACAGATCAAGAAGCGGTATTGTACCGCTTATCAACCAACATCTATAACATACGATTAGATGGTGGTAATGTTAAAGTGATTAAGAATGGACGTAAGGTGCAGGCATACCAATTGCTGAATCCTGAAGCATTTGATAAGAATGGACGTTTCATTGTACAATCAACAGCACCTGTTGCTGAAGTTGCTGAACAAACCGAAACACCTGAATTAGTAGAGGCTTAATATGAGTAGATACGTTGAAGTCGAAGTTGACTTGGTTGATTTTGATGATGATGACTTACGTGAGGAGTTGGAATCCAGAGGTTATGAAGTCTCGGATGAGGGAAGACTCAAAGATGAATTAATCGAATCAATTTGGCTTAAACGTAGATTAGGACAAGACTATCAGGCAGACCTAGATAGTCTTATATACAAAACATTAGGGAGAGCAATATGAACGAATGGGATAAAGATAACTTAATGTTCATTATGAAGTCTGATTACAAGACCTTTAAGGCTTGGATGGAACAGGCAACTGATGATGAGATTAATTATGCCTTACAGTTGATTGCTGAGTTTAAGAAAGAACAAGCAATACTTTCAAAGTCCATCAAAGAAAAGGTGGGTGCTCATTACCCCGAGGTAACCGACTTTACTCAGGCGAAGCAAGTGTTAGAGAAGTTTAGACTATAAATTGATTATGTTTGTTATGGAGAATTGTGATGGATAATATTTTGAATACCTTGAGCTTTAATCAAAGCATCATGGAAACTATCGTAATCATTGGTATTGCGGCAGTGGTCATTGGTACCATTGTTGTTATGTACTGGCATTACATTGTTGCTGGTCTGGCTGCTTTCTTTTGTATTGTAGTATTGGCCAATCACAAAACTCCCCCAACAGAAACTGCATCTACACCCGTTAAAATAGAACAGTCTCTAAAATCTGATGAAAAACTTGTGGAACCTCCACCACCTCCTGTTATTGGTTCAATTGAGAAACCTGTACAAGAAACTCCAGTAGTACCTGTACCACCCGTTGTTGAAGTTAAACCAGTCGATGAACATCAAGCATACTTGCAAGATTGTATGAGACTAACTAACTATGAATATGAAACCTGTGACCTAATGTGGCAGAAACGCCAGAATGGCTCTAGTGAAGATGTTAAATATCGTAAGAGAAACAAAAACTACATGATGAAAGTGGCTGGAAAAATATGACCAATGATGAAATATTGCAAATGAGCCTTGATGTGGATGATTTTATCGGTAAAATGGTTGCCGTCCACGGACTTAATTTTGCCCATGTAACTGCCACAATCTTTGCCAGACTAGCGGTGATTGCTATGGAAACCAACCAGGAGATTGGTATGATGAGGTTAATGAGTTCCATGCAAGATTCTCTCCTAAAGTCTCTGGAACTGTCCAGGCGAGAAGAATAGTGTTGTATTTTTGCAACAAATTGGTTGACATCTTGCCAAAAGTGTGATATAATGGAGTTTTAGAAGGATATATTATGAGAGTTGCTTTAGCATCCGATGTTCACTTAGAATTCGGTGATTTGAATTTGAAAAATGATGACAATGCGGATGTATTGTTATTGGCCGGAGATATTTGTGTTGCTAAAGAGTTGCCATTTACCGATAGCCGTTATTATGATAGATTTCACGATTTCTTTGCTCGTTGTTCATCCGAATTCAAAGATGTAATCTACATTGCCGGTAACCATGAACACTATCATGGTGCCTATGATGAGACCCATCCTATCATCCGTACCTCACTAGAAAAGCATACCAATATCCATGTATTAGATAGAGAGCATATCACTATTGGTAATACGTTATTCTTTGGTGGTACATTGTGGACGGACTTCAATAAAGAAGATGCCCGCACAATGAGATCCATTAAACATATGATGAATGATTTCAATATCATTACAGCACCTGGTGGTAGTAAAAGTTCTTGGAAAGATGCTGATGGTAATCTACATTACAGGAATGCCAAATTGACACCTGAAGATGTATTGGTAGAACATAAAGACTTCTTGGATAAGTTGAATCAAATAGTACTTGCACAAAGGTTGTTGAATCTACATAACAAAGTTGTGGTCGTTGGTCATCACTCACCAAGCAAATTGTCTACAAAACCCCAATACGAAAAAGATTGGGAAATGAATGGTGGGTATAGTTCAGATTTGACTGACTTTATTATGGATCATCCTGAGATTGCTCTGTGGGTGCATGGACATACCCATCATAACTTTGACTATATGTTAGGTAAAACCAGAATTGTTTGCCAGCCTAGAGGATATATCGGATATGAATCTCAGGCGGATAATTTTCAGCCCAAAATTATTGAAATCTAAACATCATACCGACATTTCCATCCTTTGGAATGTCGGAATCTTCCTTTAGCAACCTGTACTAAGTTGGATTTATTCAACCCATTGTTCATACAATATTGGTTTAGGTTGGTCACAAGATATTCAATACCTTGAGGATCAGTTAGTATCCAATTTTTGATATGTGGTGCGGAACATTTGGCTTTGATGATAGGGTCATTCATGGCTCTTTTTGTTCCTTCACTAACATTTTTCTTTTCTTTTAGTGTTAGTTTTTTGTTTCGTGAAAGTTTAGTCTTGGAAATTTTTTCTCCAAATTCTTTAGGTAATATTAGTCCCTTTGACCAACCTGACTTTCCTTTATTACTTTCGGAAATTTTTCGTTTATGTTCTTCAGTTTTCTTGTGGCCAACAGGTAGGCCATTTCCAATACCATCTTCCTCAATCAAATTCAACCATTCGGATGATTCAACAATATTCCACAATTGTGAAAATGATAAAGCAGATTCCTTGATTGTTTGTTCATCAGTATAAAGGCAATACCACAATGTTTCAATGTGTTTACCGTGTTTGTTTATATGTGATTTCCAGTGTTTACCAGAACCTTTATATTTGGTTGGATTCCTCGTGGTCTTACCAAAATAAAGTTTACCGGTAATCTTGTGTTGTTTGATGTAGAGGTAGGTGGGTATGAATACTTTATATATACTTGACATAGCTGTGTCCTTGTGTTATAATTTGACATAGAGTGGGTGAGAACTGCAATTCTGTGACCCACACCTATTTATAATTGATTACAGTTGAAGTGTGATGCTTGATTTATTTTTAGATGTTATGAACCTGTTATTTGTAGGTTATTTTATAGGCATTGCCGTGATGTTATTCAAAATCAACCTGGCCGAAAGGAAAGGTCGAGGAATGACAACACGGCAAGCTATAAAGGATATATTCAAAGAGATATTTTATATACAAAAGATTGGTGGCAAAGATGACTAAAGAAGTTAATTTTACTAAACAGCAATTACGCATGATTGAAATATGTAAAAAAGCAGGTTATGGCTGGGAAAAGTTTGCTATAAATGTGGAAAAACAAGGATATTGCTCACCAAAACAGGATGATGTTTTATGCAGTATGAGTCAAAGAATTGGCAATGCACTTTTATTGAAGTCTGGCAATTTGAAAAAAAGAAAATGGTACAAGCATGATATTTCTGATTGTGAAGCAATGAGTTTTGGAGTATACATTTGATGACTAAAGAAGCAATGAAACAAGCTCTTGAGGCGTTGAAAAAAGCAAGACGAAAAATTCTTACGACTGAGGAATGTCATGCCACTATTACAATTCTCGACAAAGCACTAAAGCAAGATCAGGGTGAGCCTGTGGTGTATTGCGAAATCCATCATTTAACAGAACCCTGTGTGCAATGTACAAAAGAGCATGAAGGGTATAAAGGAATAAAAGATGAGTGAGTTTGAAGTAGATTGTGTGAAAACATATGGTAGAGTATTGACTGGTAAGTATAAGCATTATTGTGCCGAATGGGATTATGTACCAATAGATGAAACCTTTCCAGAATTTGAAGTCTGCCATTGCTTTAAAGATTTAAATAATGTAAAATCAGGTGCTGACATCAATGCAGGTGATGGTGGTTATAGTATAGGCACCAAAGAAAAGTGTGATGAGTTTGTGAAACTAAGAGAGGCCAGTATGGTTGATATGAATAAACGTAAGAATGAAGACCGTAAGATTTTTATTGTAGAAACCGTGAGTATGTTTCGTATGAGATATGCGGTGTTTGCAACCTGTGAAGAAGATGCCATGGATGAAGTAAATATGGAAACAGGTGAGCCTACCTTTCATGAAATGTCACAACAACATATTGGTGAAAATATTGTATCGGTTCGCAAAGTATCCGAGAAAAAATTCTTAAAACAATATGACAATGACAATGGTCCTTCCACTTGGTCTGACGAACAGAAACTAAGTGTAATAAATGTGATTGATTATGAGGGAGACAAATGAAAGCAATATTGACAATATTGTGGGTGGCAGGTGTGGTGTTGGCTCAAGGTTTTTGGTCAACATTCTTTGCCTTTCTTGTACCATTCTACTCATGGTACATTGTTGTTGAACAGGTTATTATAAAGTACAATTTACTATGAAAATATACAAGTCAAATTACCGAGACCATTGGGTTTCTCCCTATAGAATACTTGAGAGGGTTTGTTTTTGGGAGAAAGATACTGACGTATTCTATGAAGACGGTGGCATATATGAAAAGATAACCGACTTATTGGTGCCTGTTTCTAAAGCAATTCAATGGGTGCTAAACTTAATATATCCAAGAATCAACTATGTTAAGATTGACCATTGGGATACTTATTCAATGGATCATACATTGGGTGACATTATTCTACCAATGTTAAGACAAATGAAAGTAACGTCTCATGGTGCACCATATGTTGATGATGCTGATGTACCGTATGAATTGAAATCTATCAATGATTCACCATACGTTAAAGAATACAGTATTGATGAATGTAGGCATTTTGCTCGATGGGATTATGTAATGAATCAAATGATATTTGCCTTTGAGTGCAAGGTTGATGATTCATGGGAAGATTTGTTCCGTTCTGGTGAACATGATATGAAAAGCGTACCATGTCAATGGGATGAAAACGGTAAGCCCACAATGTACAGCATGGAAAAAGGTCCTAATGATACCTATGTGTGTGACTATGAAGGCATGAGAGAGTATGAAAAGCGTATACAGAATGGTTTTAGACTATTCGGTAAATATTATCAAAACTTATGGAGTTAAATTATGAAAGTCACACTATATAAAAGTGAATGGCATCAAATTGAAAAAAGATATGTTGCTGAAATTGATGAAGATTTGGTCAATGAACTTTATCCTAATAATACCAAAAAGAAAAACAAAGAGATTCTAAAAGGCTTTAAAGATGGTACCACAGATATTGAAGAATTTATGAGTGATGCTTTTGGTGAGATTGATATAGATTGGGACCATGAGTACGATGATTTGTGGACCGACCGTAAAGGTGGATATGATATAACTTATGAGGTAAAATAATGAATACGTATGATAGAAATGATTATAGAACTAGAGCAGGACGTGAACATAGTTTAGGTACTGACCAAAAATATGAAACAAGTTATGGAAAATATGCAGGTGAATATGTTGCAACGGAAGAAATATTGAAACATCGTGCAGCTAGACAAGAAACACAACCTAAACTTGGTTCAATCACAACTGAAAGTTTGATTGATATATTGAATCATACACTCAATACTTTACATGAGGAAATTTCAGGTATTGAACGAGCAATATCACCAGTCTTAAGGTGTTCAGATCCACAACCAGTGAAAGATCCCACACCTGATGGAAATCATGCACCAGTCAATTGGGCTCTTATTTCTTTAAATGAGAGAATTGGTTATGAGATTGAAAGACTTATAGATATCTATAAACGAGCAGAGGTTGTATAATGATATGTTTGATACACCTTATTTCAGCCAAACGTAGGCTAAAAGAGTTAGAGAAAACTGTTACCATGTTAAAGCATGACAAGTATTCTGAACGTGATGTGCCTGTTACAGTATTAGCGCAGAGAGATTTTGTTAAGTTGGAAGTGGAATATTATGAAGGTGAGGCAAGAAATCTTTTAGCATATACCCTTTTTACCATAGGCTTTCTATTTCTTATTGGTGTAGTTGTGACACCGTTTCTTGTTAATTCTGGAGTTATATAATGTGGAGTAAAATCAAATTACATAAATGGCAAATCATTCAGTTTGTAGTTGGTATTGGTCTTATGGTTGGTTGTTATGTTTTATCCGACAGACTAAATACTCATACGCCTGAATCTCTCAAAGAGTTCAAGGACGGAGTTCAGAACCATTTGGTATGGGACATAAAAAATGAATGCTTCTTTGTTCGGCCAGCATCCGAGGTAACAGTTTACTTAATAAGAGTTCCTGATTGTGACCGTTCTAAGTGATACAGTCTTACAGTTTCTGAGATTTTTTTCTTAGTTTCTTCAGAATGTTTTTTACCTAACCAAGATTTTTTACCTAATGCATTTTTATTACCAAAATAATTTAAATTACTAGGTTTTGGTTTTCTCATTTTTTGTTTTGTCTCCTCACTTTTCAAAACACCTTTTTTGGATTCGCTTATTTTTCTTTTGGTTTCATCAGACATAAATTTCTTTTTACCATAACATGAGTGTTTGTTTCCAACTAAAGATTCTCCGTATATTCCATCAGGTATAGCGTTTGATTGATTGATATAAAGTGGAGATTTCACTACATTTAATTTTTTATGAAAATAGTTTTCTTTAATTGTAGCCAATTTCCTATCATGATGATAAGAGATTATTTTAACTTTAAATAAATGGGGGTTTTCCTTCAGTTCTTGTTTCCAAATAGTTTTATATTTTTTAGATGAAACAGAACCTTTGTATCCTTTTTCTATTTTCTCAATAGATGATGATCCTACATAAAACATAGGAAATTTGTTGCCATAATATATTGTGAGATACACACAATAAGGCAATTTTGTTGTATATATACTTGACATAGCTGTGTCCTTGTGTTATAATTTGACATAGA